CAAATTCTCCACTTTGCTACTGAATAAGATTTTTAATGTAAGGCCCCAGGACTGCCTGTTGGACCCTCGGGTACCCCTTATTCAGTTGCAAAGTGGAGAATTTGTAGGCCGCTACGTGGATGTGAGTTGGAATACAATTATTAATGGAGCGGATAGCAAAAAGTACATAGCGGAAAATGTCATAGAGTTGCAAAAAAGGCTAAAGGCGCGGCACAGTCAGCAAAACCAAAGGATACACGGAAGTTCGCAAGTGCAACTCCCCGGTGATTTGGTAGGGGAGGGGATATCGCTAACGACCCCAGATATAGCTGATATAGGTTTTGTAAGTTTGGTTGAAATTTACATTCGGCTAATACCTAAGAATTGGCATCTAGGAAAAGGGGCAAGCCCTGAAATATGGGTCTTCACCCTGGCTGATGATGAAATTCTACTAGAAGCCCGGCCTCATGGTGCCCTACACGGGAAGTTTCCCGTCTTTATCCTCCCATATGAGATTGATGGCTACGCCCAACGCACACGTAGCATGTTGGAAATACTGAAGCCGCTTGAAGATACAATGACCTGGCTAGTAAATACACACTTTTACAATGTACGAAGTGCCTTAAATAATCAGTTTGTATATGATCCAAGCAGAATAGTCACCAAGGATTTAACCTCAGGGAGTGCCGAACGCCTGATACGCCTGAAGGAAGCAGCCTGGGGCACGGATGTTAGAGCTTCTATTATGCAATTGCCTGTAGTAGATGTCACCCAGGGGCATATCCGGGATATGCAACTGCTAGCGGATATGATACAGCGTGTCAGTGGTGTGACTGATAATATAATGGGGATGGTGAATGCCGGGGGGCGCAAAACGGCAACAGAAGTTAGAACCTCATCTTCTTTCGGTATTAATCGACTAAAGACGACAGCGGAATACTGGAGTGCTGGGGATTACAGCTTGATGGCGCAGATTATGTTACAGAATACCCAGCAGTATTATGAGCTGGAAAGGCAGTTTAAGATTGCAGGGGATTTGTTGGACCCCCAGCAGGCACCTTTTCGGGCGGTGAGCCCCGAGGATATTCAGGGATTTTTTGATTTTGTGCCTGTTGATGGTACAATGCCTATTGATAGGTTCGCGCAGGCAAACCTCTGGCGCGAATTGCTAGCGGGTATGCGGAATATCCCTGAACTTCAAGGGCAATATAAGATAGGCGGTATTTTTGAGTGGATGGCGCAACTAGCGGGTATGCGGAACATTAAACAGTTTAGAGTACAAGTTGTACCGGATGCCCAAGCGGCTGCGGCTATGCAGGCGGGAAATACGGTACCAATAGGGGGTGCAAATGGAAATAGAAACGCAGGTGCTGGGGGAGGAGGAGCTGAACGAGATTATTCACGCATTCCTGAACCTGGACAGGTCTCCGGCATGGGAACGACTGGTTAAAACAGCACAAGATCAGATACATCTCCGGGAGGTACAAATGCACACGATGGAGATAAAATCGTTTGAAGATATGTTTAGCCTTTTACAGTTAAAACATGAGAGGGCCGGGATTAAGTTATTCACGCTGCTGCCAGACTCTATTGTAGAGAGCTTGGAAGAGCAAAAGCAAGAGCTAAAAGGGGAATAGTTATATGTGGGATTTGAGTAAGAAAAAATTTGCGGAAGTTGAGGAAGAGGCACCTGCCGGAGCACCTGTGGTGGAAACTGTCGGGAGTTTATCCGATTCAGAGATTGAAAGTTTTCTAGGAGAGGAAGATGAGGAAACAGTAAGCGAGCCACTCTCCCTTGAAGGTGAGGAACAAACGAAGGAATCTATGGGGACCGAAGTAGGCGTAAAGGCCGAAACCGTAGCACAGATTCCGGAGAAAGTGTCTGAACCCGAAGGGATAGAGGTAGCTGCTGAGCCAATTCTGGATGCGCCGATAGCTCCAGAGACTAAGGTAGTGACGCCGGATATAGAGGAATTGCAGAAGCAGCGGCAAACCTTTGAGGCACGTTTAGCGGATTCAACCTACAGGCTTTCTGCGGAGGAAGCAGAAACCTTACAATTAAATCCAGAACAGATATTACCGAAGTTTGCGGCAAAGTTACATGTAGAGGTTTTGGACTCTGTAGTACAAACCCTAATGGCACAACTTCCAAGAGTGATTGATTCTGTGTCGGCGCGGAGGGTGGCAGATAGGCAAGTTGTGGATGCGTTTTATGGCAAATGGCAAGCACTTAAGGGGCATGAAACAACGGTGGATCGAATTGCCAGCTTATATGGGCAAATTAATCCAAGCGTTCCCAGGGAACAGGCCATAGAAGAAATTGGACTTCAAGCTATGATGCATCTCAAACTGCCTATCGGAGCGCGGATGGAGGAGGAAATTCTGCCTTCAACGGTGCCATCAGCGCCACCTGCTCCGGCGATGCCCGGAGGAAGTGCTAATAGCGGTAGTATTAAAAAGACAAAACCTATGACAGCATTTGAGCGGTTTGCTCAGGAAATAATAGACGAGGAATAAGATAATGGCTTCTATTGCAGGTTTACGTGGTACTATGGATTGGGCGACAGATGAACGTCCCAAGAATTTTCGTGAATTAATTCTCAAACGAAATCCAAATGGCACTGCACCTCTTACTGCTTTAATGAGTAAGATGGCAAGTGAGAGTGTGGATGACCCTGAGTTCTCTTGGTGGGAGGAAGAAAATAATCCTGTGCGTGTAACAATGGATGCTACAGGTGCGAGTGCAACTTCAACGGCTTTTGGACTTGTGTCTGGGGGTTTAGACCTTGTGCCGGGTGATGTTTTACTGGTAGAAAAGACGGAAGTTGCAGGTTATGACAATGAAATCGTCCTGGTCTCTTCTGTAACTTCTGATGTAGCAATCGTTGTGAAGCGCGCCCAGGCCGGCACGGCTGGGGCAGCGACTGGTGTTAGTGCGGTTATTACAAAGATTGGGAATACTTATGAAGAAGGAAGTACGTCTCCCAATGCTACCACTAGAAATCCAACGAAGAAAACCAACTATTGTCAGATTTTTAAGACGGCATATGAAATTACAAATACCGCAAAGGCGACTACGACACGGACTGGTGACCCGCTGAAGAATGATAAGGCACGAAAAATGTTTGATCATTCTGCGGCTTTGGAGTTTGCGTGGTTTTTTGGTAAAGCTTATGAGGACACGGGTGGTACTAAGGTAAAACGCTTTACGGGGGGACTTCGTAGTTTTATTACGACTAACGCGAAAGTCTTTACCACCGCCCCAACAGAAGATACTTTTCTGGATGCTGTCTATAAAGTCTTTGATTATAATGCAGGAAATGCTGGTAGTGAACGTATTGTTTTTGCCGGTAATGGGTTCCTTAATAATCTGAATAAACTAGCACGTAATAGCTCCAGTACCCGCATTAACTTTGATAGTACGATTAAAGTTTATGGGATGGAACTTCAGCGCTGGGTTCTGCCGCAAGGTACTTTGTATGTGCGAACCCATCCTTTACTGAATGTGCATGGGAAGTTTACTAATAGTGCTTTCATCGTTGACCCTAGTGCACTCAGGTATCGCCCCTTGCGTGATACGGTAATGCAGGATAATATTCAGGCCCCCGATGCTGATGCTCAAAAAGGGCAGTGGTTAACGGAGGCAGGTTTAGAAATTCGGCATGAGAAAACAATGGCGTATTTGGGGAATTTTACGCTGTAGTGTTGTGTTGGAGGGGAGAGGTTTCTTCCCCCTCCTTTTTTGCATAGAGGATTACAAAATGCCTGCGGATTTTGATAAATGTGTAAAAGCGGGGGGAAGGCTTAGGACCAAAACATTTCCAAACGGAAGTTATCAACATATTTGTTTTCTCAACGGGAAATCTTATGGGGGTGAAAGGAAAAAGAAGGGGGAGAAGAAATGAAAATTAATAGCATAAAACCACCGTCACCGTCGCCAACAGGATATGTTTATATTCCAGTGGATAAAAAACAGTTAAAAGATTTGACACTAGCGACTAAGATAGTGGTGCACCTTGAGGGGACTGTAGCAAAGCTGGCAATACTGGAAGATAGAGGTGACGTGTGCCTGGAGGCCGTGAAGGTTAAGATTCTTCCAGATGATGAAGAAAATGAGTATACGAAAATGGCGGAAGATGATGAGTAAGGAACTACGCTTGGCGGTAGGAATTCCCAGTACGGACACTTGGACAGCGCAATTTGGTATGAGTCTTGCCTTTTTGGTAGCTTATCTAAGCCAACAAGTACCTGGTTATGCCCGGCAGCAGTTCACGGTGCATAATGCAAAAGGGAGTATTCTACCACAATTAAGGCATAATATAATTAAGGCTGCGCTGGCGGCTAAAGCTACACATGTTTTATTTATTGATAGTGATCAGACTTTTCCGCAAGATATTGCCCACCGTTTGCTGGCCTGTAAGAAGCAGGTGGTAGGTTGTAATATTGCAACTAAGAAGTTACCGAGTGGGCCAACAGCTCGGCTCGCGGCTGCTTCTGCTGAGGGGGCTCCGTTATATACAACGGTAGAAAGTACGGGGCTCGCGCAAGTCTGGCGGTTAGGAACGGGTGTTCTTCTTTTAGATATGGATATATTTAAGAAGCCGGGTATGATTGCACCTTGGTTTACCCCCTACTGGAGTTCTGCTTTAGATGCCTATACGGGAGAGGATTGGGCTTTCTGTGAGAAGTTAGAAAAGAATGGAATAAATATCTGGGTGGATCAGGATTTATCTAAAGAGATAGGGCATATAGGAAGTATTTCATTTGAGCATGATTTGATAATGAAAATAGAAGATAAATTGGCCGTATAAGTTTTTATTACCCGACGGATAAACTAGTATGAGTCTGTATATTGTAGTTAAGCGAAATCCTTACGCTTTGAAAGGTGGTGTATTATTAGAGCGTGATGATGCTGGATATCAGAAAGTGGAAACGCGGACGGTTGGAAGTAGGGTAGAGATTATCCGTAATGTAGGTTTCATTATGCCGCATAAGGAACTTGATCCTTATGTAATGAAAGTGCAACAAAAAGGTTTGGATAAATAATGGCGCTTCACGGATGCGCAGTACACAACGGAATACATAACCTATAAGGGCGATGCTCAATGAAACGCACATATATCGTAGAATTCACAAAAACTGTTATCGATGATGGGATAACAAGGCCGGTGTTACCATGGGATGGGATGGGGGTGCCTGTGCGTTATATAGCCGCTCCCGATGGTGTTGGCGGCTATGCTAAAAACTGGGTATTGGCAGTAGTTGGCGGTATGAAACACGCTGATATTATCAATAAACCCGGAGTATTCATGCTGCCGGATATGGGCAGCAGTAATAACCTCGGTGCAATGGCACCAATCACCAAGGCGGCCATGACGAACAAGCTGAAACAATTAGGTATTGATGTGAATCAGTTTGATAATAATACTGATATGGCGACTGTACATACAAAAATAGGAAAAATGTTAAAGCCCGATTTTGATCCCTTCAACTTTGATATTATCGATTCCGCTTAAATGGCATTTGTAACAGACACATTCACGGAGACTAGCGATACTGCTATCGCGGCACATGTTCCGGATTCTGGCGGGACAATTACGCAGCACCCGAATTTTGCGAATGGCGGTACAGTCATTGCGGCTGAAGACAGAGCGCGGGGTAATTCCACTACTGCATCCAGCTATTGGTATTATTCTGCCACCCCTGCCAGCGCGGATTATACCGTCGAAGGGACAGGCAGGATAACTGCGGCGGATTCGACATCCTTACCCGGAATTGCCTCCAGGATGAGTACAACTGCTACTACATGGCTTTCACTCCACATTAGTGCCGTGGATAACACATTATTTCTGCTTGAGGTAAATAATGGCAGCATATCGGAACAAGTAACCTATGCTACAAGTTTTTCGCTCAACACTGACTATGTACTAAAACTGGAAGTTATCGGGACAGGCACAAATGGAGCGAAGGGATATCTGAACGGGATCCTTAGAACACAACTGACGCCAAATGTTGTAACGGCTGCTGGCAAGGCCGGTGTTAGGTTACGGCAGAATGGTCGTATAGATAATTATAGTGCCTTCACGGAAGTCCCTAGCTTTCGGCCGGCATGGGCATTGCAACAAAGTGGAATAATAGGAGCGATGTAATATTATGTATCCTAGAAATGCGGTATCTCCACCTCGAATAGCTTTGGGGGCGGTTATCCAGATCAGCGATGGGGCTGTGCAAATAACAGGGGTCTCAATAGTGGTGCGGGCTGAGGGTGGGAGCGAAATTGCAGGCGGTGGGATAATAGCTTACGGCACCACAAGCAGTATTGTTTATTACACACCTACGCAGGCGGAAACTAATTATATAGCTTTTGTGGTAGCTGCATATAAAACTGGCTGTATACCAATCTCACAAACTGTTATTACAACGGCTTCGGCTACTTCAGGGGCGGTAGTTCTGTCTGGTGAGACTCACACGAATGCTGTTATTCCTACTGTTAGTACACTGACTGGGCATACAGCACAAACTGGTGATGCTTATGCAGTTGTAACAGATGGTATCTATGGTTTAGCTGCGCTCGAGACACTGGTAGATGAGCTTGAGGGCAGATTGAGTGCAACTCGTGCGGGATATTTGGATAATCTAAGTGGTGGTGCGGTGGCACTCGAGGTCACACTTACCAGCATGAAGGGTGCGACATTCGATACCCTGACGGATTCTCTTGAGGCTTTACGGAATAGAGGTGATTCCGCATGGACTACCGCAACTGGCTTCAGCACCCATTCAGCCCCTGACGTTTGGGCCGTAACGACAAGACTTCTCACCGCGGGGACTAATATTGTTCTTGCCAAAGGTGTAGGTGTGACCGGGCTGAATGACCTCGATGCTGCGGGTGTAGCGGCGGCTACCTGGAATGCAGCGACAGCTACTTATGGTTCAGCCGGAAGTTACGGTTTACTGCTCGAGACTAATCTGGATGCGCCGGTATCTGGGGCTACGGCACCGACAGCGGTGGAGGTTGCAGATACCATCCTAGATAGGAATCTGGCGACTGGGGTAGATTCTGGCTCAGCCACCATTAGAACTGTCAGGCAGGCGCTACGGCTTAATCGGAATAAGACTACTGTTATAGGGGGGACATTAACCGTAACGAAAGAGGATGATACAACAGTAAGTTGGACAGCAGCCGTCACCACAGCCGCTGGCGATCCCATAGTAGGAATTGATCCTGCATCATGAATCTATTATTCCCTTTCCGTTGGGGCACTACTGTAATAGTTAGCGTTGAGCCGCTTTGGGTTGAGGATAGTAGTATTAGTACTCCCTGGGTTGAGGCTGCTATAAGTAGCGGGGCTTGGGCAGAAGAAAGTGCAATAGAAAATGTTTGGTCTGAAATTTAGGAGTTTTCTGTGGATAAGAGACGTGTAGAAGATCATTGGGTGTTTAAGAAAGAGATTGGAATAGGACATTTACTAACCACAATAACAGCTATAGGAACGCTGATTATTTGGGGCGTGTCAGTAGAAGTTAGATTTGCAGCACAGCAAACGACATTACAATATAATAAGGAAGCAACAGCTAATATACTACAATATCTTCGCTCTATGGATAAGCAATTAACGGATGCTACAGCCGAATTGCAATATATGCGTGGTATTCTGGAACGTAATAGGCAGCATGATGGGTAATCTAGGCACCCAAGGATTTACTAAAATGATAGCATTGTGCGCAGGCCATTATCCACGCTCGCCCGGCGCGTGCTGGGAAGGACGATGCGAACACCAGGAAGCCGCTGAATGGATCGCGCAGATTGCGCTACACCTGGGGCCGAAGCGCTGTGTTGTGGTACCAACAGGTCGTTTGCAGGATAAGGTAAAGGCAATCAACGGACAGGGCTATGTAATTGCTGTTGACCTACACTTCAATTCTGATCCAAATCATGCCGGGAAGGGCTGCGAGACACTCTACTGCCCAGGCAGCAAACACGGCAGACGCGCTGCTGAGATCGTGCACGCCCACATGGCTAAACTTATCCAGCCCGATCGCGGCGTGAAACCCGGCTGGTATCGCATGGACCCGATGCAGGGACCGGATTATTTCCTGAAATACACCGATTGCGTCAGTCTGATCCTTGAGCCTGAATTCATTCACAACAGTGAAAAGATCGACGCGGTGCGCAAAGACGCCTGTGAAGCGATTGCGGACGGGTTGCTGGAATATCATGAACTGTATTTTGGGAGATCATTTGATGGGTAGGGATAGGGATTCGATTCTCTGCCATGTGAAAATCATACAACGCGAATTGAGCGAGATTGGCACGATATGCCTGAAGCTGGAGGCGCGGATCGATGTACTGGAAGCACAGCTTGAAGTCTTGCACGAGATAATGAAGAGGAGAAAAGAGGATGTTTGAACTACTGATGATTCCATTGATGAGTCTGTATCTGATCGCAATAACGTGGCTGTTTTATCTCGCACTGATGAACCTGCGGATCAACAAGGATAAGCTGACACTGCCGGCTAAGGTGTTAGCCTATCCGATGCTGTGGATTGGCCTGATGCTCGACATTACACTAAACATGATTGTCGGCACGCTGGCATTTGCCTCAGTGCCGAAAGAATGGCTATTCACGACCCGCTGCGAACGATACCTGAAATTGAAAACATGGCGCGGGGGACTTGCAAGATGGTTCTGCCGGAACTTCCTGGACCCTTTTGCCAAAAACGGAAAACACTGCGGGGGCTAAACTATGTGGCAAGCATTGATACCAGCAATCAGTGGCATCCTGGAAAAAGTTTTACCGGATCCGAAAGCCGCGACTGACGCAAAACTGAAAATGATGGAGCTGGCTCAGAAAGGCGAGCTTGCCTATCTGGATGCGGACCTGAAACTGGCTCTGGGGCAGATCGAGGTAAATGCGGTAGAAGCGGCCAGCCCGAACCTGTTTGTGTCTGGCTGGAGACCTGGGGCGGGCTGGGTATGTGTGTTAGGACTGATCTATACGTTTCTGGCCCAGCCGCTTATTGCATGGTACGCAAACATTAAGGGCTGGCCAACCCCCCCTACTTTGGACACAGATATTTTGATGGTGTTGCTTACCGGGATGCTGGGCCTTGGCGGATATCGCACATTTGAAAAATCAAAGGGAGTTGCGCGTTAGTTTCCATAAGGAATTGAACCGGAAAAAAGAGGTGTTTATGTTGCGTGATACAGCTATACTTTTATTAATGCAAAGATCAGGAAATCTTCAAGATCCGGCTATTCGTGATTTAATGATAGCTGAAATGGATTTTGTACAGACAATAGAATTAGAACTAGGGTTGAATCTTCCTTGGTTCTTATTGAGTGAAACATCTAGTATAACGACAATAAGCGGGGAAGCGCGACTTCCAAACCCAACGGATTTTCTGCGGGAATATGATGACGGAGCTTTGTGGGTGTATGATGTATCACAGAGCAATCCTTGGGGGAAACTCACCAAGGATAGTTATGAGGCTTTAATAGCACGTAATTTAGGTAGTGGTCGTCCGCGTTTCTATTCTTTAGTAGGGGAGAACTTTATTCTTTTTCCTACCCCTGATACCGCTTATACGGTGAAGATGAAATATTATAAGAAAGGTGTAAGTATTGCAGGCAATTATGGGGGAACGGGAAATGTGGAAAATGTCTGGTTAAAATATGCCCCTGATTTACTGATAGCTAAGACGGGAGTAATTTATGCTGGGCAATACGATCAAAGCCCCGAACGAGGTCAATTTTTTCAAGCACAAGCACAAGTGGCTTTGAAGCGTGTAATAGATGAAACTACAGCAAGGGAAAATGCAAATGTAGAGCAAACGATGGGAGATTAATTATGGCTTTAGAAGATTTAGTGGGAGATAGGTACATAAATGCCTTGTTGGAATCTAATCCAGTAGGGGCTACTGATGCTAAAAGTTTTTTGGATGAGCACCTTCGGGGTGTGAAGAATGTACTAAAAAAGACGTTTCCCGGCATTATAGGTCCAGTTACAGCAACACAAAGTGAGCTAAATAATGGATATGCGGCTTATCCTTCTGGAACAAAATCTTTTTTTATACAAGCGGCTGCGCCGTCAGGTTGGACACAAGATGTAACTTATAATGATATGATGCTGCGTGTTGTTAATACAGCCGGTGGTGGGCTAGGTGGAAGCTGGACAATAAGCGGGGCTACCGTTGGTTCTACAGTAGTGGCGCAAGCGCAACTTCCAACGCATGCTCATACCGGGGCCTTCTCCGGAGGAACACATGAACACACTTTTCCGGTAGGTGTTAGTGGTGCTTATACAGGTACAATGCCTGATGAGACTACTGCTAATGATAGTGTCACTTGGACAGAAACAACAAGTACAACAGGGGCGCATCTGCATACTTTCACAACAGGCGGTACAGGGGGAGGTACAGGGCATACGCACAGTCTTACAATGGGGGCTCTTTGGCGGCCTTCATATGTGGATGTTATTTGTTGCATACGCGTATAGGGAGAGAGGCTTATGGCTTTAGAAGATTTAACCGGGGATAAGTACATAGATGCGCTGGTTAGTGCTAATCCAGTAGGGACTACTGATAGCATAGCTACTGTGGATAATCATATTCGGGGCATAAAGAATGTACTAAAGAAGACATTTCCTAACCTTACAGGTCCAGTTACAGTAACAGCAAGTGAGCTAAATGAAAGTTATAAAAGTATTCCAGCGGGAACAAAGGCAACTTTTGCCCAAGCGGCTGCGCCTTCGGGCTGGACCCAAGATACTTTTCCTAATGATAAGATGTTACGTGTTGTGAGTACGGCGGGGGGAACTACTGGAGGCGCTTGGGGCATTTCTGGCTTTGTTTTAGCTGGTTCTATTTTAACCCAGGATCAGTTACCTTCACATTCACATACGGTTACGACTAGCACAGATGGGAGTCATACGCATACCTTTCCTCTATTTACTGCCTTCGATGGTTTTAGTACGGGTTTTAGTATGGGTTTTTTCATGGTATTTAATTCATCCGCAACAGCAACAAATGTAACAACTCAAAATGGTTCCCATGTGCATACATACACTACAAGTAATATAGGTAATGGGCAGGCTCATGGTCACACATTAACTTTTGATGGGGCGTGGCGGCCTTCCTATCTTGATACTATAATTTGCATTCGCGCGTAGGGAGGGCTTATGCCACTAGAAGATTTAATCGGAGATAAATACATAGATGCCTTGGTTAGCGATAACCCGGTAGGGACTACTGACACATTAAGCACTGTGGATGAGCATCTTCGGGGCATAAAGAATGTACTGAAGAAGACGTTTCCTAACCTTACAGGTATTGTGCTAGCAACACAAAATGAATTAAACAATGGATATCGTGGAATTGCTCAGAATACAAAAACATTTTTCTACCAGGCATCTGCCCCTTCAGGCTGGACACAGACTACTACGCTAAATGATAAAATGATACGCCTTGTTTCCAGCGTTGGTGCAGGTATTGGGGGAGCTTGGGCGATAACCGGGCATAATTTGGCAGCTACAGTTCTTAGTGCAGCACAAATGCCTAGCCATCAACATACAGGTACGACAACAACTGATGGGGCGCATACACATACAGTATCTAGTTATGCATATACTGGTCCTTATGTTAGAATGAGGGGGGCATTCTTTGCACAGACTCTTTCTAATATGACTGTAGATGCAGCGGGGGCACACTCACATACATCGACGACGAGTAGCATTGGAAATAATCAGGGGCATTCCCATACACTCACGCATGATGGAAACTGGCGACCCGCTTATATTGATATAATTGCCTGCACAAAAAATTGAGGTTTTTATGGCTTACAAAAATGCTTGGAATTGTAAGAGGTGTCCGCGAACAAATACAGATCTAGGGTGTCCAGCTTGGACGGAACTTTTAGAGACTAATATCGCAACGCAAGAAGAACGGATTACAAAAGATTGTCTGTTTATCCTTCTTCCTCGCTTGATGGTAGAGGTGATAAAGGTATCTAATAGGCCTGCTGCGGAAATAAGTGCTATGCGTTGTGAGGTAGGAAAAGGTTTTGTACAGATTGCTTCTGTGCTACGGGAATTGCCCATGCTGGAGAAATTAAATGGCTGAGGTATCTATAGAAAATATAGGGAAGATAGGATTAATTCAGGATAGATTACCGCAGGATTTACCCCCGGAGGCTTGGAGTTATGCGCGGAATATACGTTTTACTGGGAGTGCGGCGCAGAAATTCAAAGGCTATGTAAGTGTCTTTTCGGGTATCGTTGTACAGCCTCTGCATATCCTACCCTGGGTAACGGATGTTACAGCTTATTGGATGTATATGAGTGGTGCTCGCATTTACACTGTTACGGGAAGTACACACGCTAACATTACTAGATATGTAACAATTCCGGGGGATAATGATTATAGCGGAAATGCTGATACCATCTGGAGTGGTGGTGTGTTTGGCAGTGTTCCTGTATTAAACAATAATACAACACTTGATCCGCCTCAGCAGTGGGATAATTCACTAGGGCGAATGAAGGATCTAGCGAATTGGCCGGCAAATACATATGCCGCAACGATAGGATTTTTTAAGAATTTTATCCTGGCGATGAATGTTACAGAGGGGGGAACGGCCTACCCACAAGTTATCCGTTGGTCACATCCAGCGGACCCTGGGACTGTACCTTCTAGCTGGGATTATACACTTCCAACGACAGATGCTGGGCGGGTCACGCTATCAGAAACAGGTGGTGCTGTTCTTGCCGCAAAAGTGCTCGGGGACATTAATGTTATTTATAAGGAAGATGCAGTTATTGGGATGCAGTATGTGGGGGGCCAGAATATCTTTCGTTTCTGGACAATGTTTAGTGATTTTGGCCTTTTTAATTCCAGATGTGCTACTGAATTTTACCGAAAGCATTTTCTTATAACGGAAAGGGATGTACTTGTACATAATGGGCAAACGGCGGAATCTATTATTGATGATAAAAATAGAGATTATCTTTTTAGAAATATTGATGCTGCTAAAAAGAATCATGTTTTTGTTGCTGCCAATCGGAGGGAAAGTGAAATCTGGATTTGTTTCCCTAATCTGACTGCATCTGATGTATTTGCCAATGAAGCACTTGTCTGGAATTGGGTAGATAATACGTGGGGGCATAGGGATATTCCAAATATTTCTGTAGCAGAGTTTGGTGTTGTTACTCCCATAGCGTCTAGCCAATTAATAGATAATTATACAAATACTTTTGACAGCTATACAGATGCTATAGATATTACGACCTATAGTGCTGTTAACCGAAGGATGCTGATGGCTAGTGGGGTAAACAATAAATTATACACTGTTGATGAGACTAACACGGCAGATGGTACTAGTGAGATTGTTATCTTGGAACGCTTAGGGTTAGCCCTAGCGGGGCAGGATAGGTTTGGGAACCCAAAAGCTGATTTTTCTCGCGTTAAATTTATACGTGCAGTGTATCCAAAACTTAGGGCAAATGGTGCTGTCACGATACGAATAGGGGTACAGCAGCAAGCTGGGGGGGCTGTTACTTGGTCAGTAGCCCAAGATTTTAACCCCGCAATAGATAAAAAAATTAGTTGTCGCTTGCGTGGGGTTTTTATCTGTTTCCGGATTGAATCTGAGATTGACGTTGAATGGGAACTTTATGGTTATACCTTAGATTTAGACCTTATAGGGAGGGCTGTTAGGTGAGTGTGCAATCAGCATTTTCACGTATTATAAGGTATTTACGTCAGATACCCCCTTCCGATATGCGGGATATTCCACGTTATCTTGAGGATGAATTAGCCCGAATTGAATCTACACTTTCTTTTATACAAGAAGGAAATGGGATTGCGCTTACGGAGGCACCGGCAAAACCTGTAGATGGTATGGTGGTTATTGCTGATGGTGTATTGTGGAATCCAGGTTTCGGGCCAGGCCTGTATAAGTATAATGGAACACTAGCACTTTGGGGGATTTTTATTACTTCGGGAACAAGTAATGTTCTTCTCTTGGATGATCTTATAGATGCGGATACGACAACCTCACCCCCCGTGGTTAATGATAGTCTCAAGTGGAATGGAACAAATTGGGTTCCTTATACGCCTACTGGTGGAGTCTCTACTTTTATTGCCTTAACAGATACTCCTAGTGCTTACACTTCGCAGGCGCTTAAAACTGTCCGTGTGAATGCCGGGGAAACGGCTCTGGAATTTTATACGCCTAGCGGAGGTGCTTCCCCTTATTGGGATGATGATGGCGGTTCTCCTGTCACGCCCCCTAGTGCTACAGGTAGTAAGGCGCTAGCCCTGGGGGATGGTACTGTAGCCGCAGCTATAAGTTCAACTGTTAGTGGTGGAAAGGGGAATACGATTGATAGCGGTTCAAATTATGCTTTTGTGGGGGGAGGCCTGAATAATACACTAGCCTCAGGTTCTTTTTATGCCGCTGTAGGAGGTGGAACCTACAATTCTATATCTGCTTCGTACTGCACAATTAGCGGAGGGGCAAACAATTCTGTAGCTGCAAGTTCTATATACTGCACAATTGGGGGAGGTACTAACAATTCTGTAGATGTAGGTTCTGCACACTGCACAATTGGGGGAAGTTATTATAATTCTATAGCTTCAAGTTCTACATACAGCACAATTAGCGGAGGGGCAAACAATTCTGTAGCTGCAAATACTAGTTGCTCCACAATTCCTGGGGGCCGCTTTGCAAGGACTACTTTATATGGGCAATTTGCATATGCTAGTGGACGATTTAGCGCAGTAGGAGATGCCCAATTAAGCAGCCTATTAGCACGAGGGGAGAGCACCAGTGCAACGGTAGTAACTCTGTTTTTAGATGGGGGTTTTTATTTACCTGTCATTCCAGCCTCCACAACATGGGGATTTGAGATAAAGCTCACAGCTAGGCAGAAATTAGGTAGCGGCACTATAGGAGATTCTAAATTCTGGAAAGCGGAAGGAATAATTAAACGTGATGGAAGTAGTAATACGGTTTTAGTTGCTGCGGTTGTTCCGACAGTAGTTGCAGGCGATGCAGGAGCTACCTCTTGGGGGGTGACGGTTACTGCTGATGATATTAATGAAGCACTTAAAATAGAAGTAACTGGTGAGGTGGGTAAAACTATTCGTTGGTTAGCTAATATCCGCATGGTTGAAGTAGGGGCATAGTAATGCAAACAGTAACAATCACAGATATCAACACAGAGGATGTACCCCGCCTCTGGCCTTTTGTGTCAGCGCAGATGGAAAGGGCTTTGCGGCATGGGGTTGGAGATTATACCATAGAGGATTTGTATCAGAATCTCACAAGGGGGCAAATGCGCCTCTGGATTGCCTACAGTGCTGGGGAGATTCTTGCTAGCGCCACCTGTCAGATTGTCAGACAGGCCCATGAGAGTGTTTGCTATCTGGTTACATTAGCGGGCGAGGACATGGATGTGTGGGAACATGGTTTGCAGTGTATAGAAGATTGGGCTAGTGCGAATGGAGCTGTGAAGATGATAGCACATACGCGGAAAGGGTTGGCTAAACGGTGTAAGGCTTTTGGATATCAGGAAAGACAGATTATCATTCAGAAACCACTAGTAGCTAGAATCTTACATTAATAGGAGTTGATAAAATGGGTGGTGGAAAACCAGCAACACAGACACAGACACAGACACAAGAGACTAAACCATGGGCGGAGCAGGCACCTTATCTTACGGAACTTTTTGCGCAGGCTCGTCAACAGTTACAGCAGCCAATTCCTTCTTATGTTCCTACAAGTGCAACTACACAACAGGCGCAAGAAAGGGCAAAGCGTTTTGCTGTGGAGACGGCCCCGCAAACGGGGGAAGCGGCACGTGCTGCTTGGCAGGCGGGGCTTGCGGCACCGGATGTCATGAGGAATCCAGCTTTGGCCGCAGCAATACAAGGTGCTATTCGTCCCCTAGAACAACAATTTGCAGAACGAACACTACCAGCCATACGGGGGGAGGCTACGGCAGGTGGGCAGTATGGAGGTAGTAGACAGGGAATTGCGGAAGGGCTTGCGGCTAGGGGGTTAACTGAGGCAACAGGGGATATTACAGCAGATATGTTATCTCGAGCGTATGAGAGCGGATTACGGACGCAAATGCAAGCACTCGGTTTAACACCTACGGTGCAGACAGCACAATTAGTACCTGCGGATATTCTAAGTCAAGTAGGAGGGCAAGAGACGGCGGAAGCTCGAGCAGCTGCTCTTTATCCGTATCAGCAGGAAGCGGCACAGCTACAGGCATTTCAGAATTTAATCTCTGGGCAGTATGGTGGAACAGTTACGGGAACGGGTGTGGCAACTGCACCAGGCGCGCGGTCTAGTCCGCTTTCAAATGCGGCAGGTGGTGCCGCTATAGGTTTTTCCATAACTAAAGAACCTTGGGGGGCCGCAATTGGAGCCCTATCGGGGCTAGTCTTGGGAGGCTTATAATATGGCATTTACACCTGATCAAATGTTTAAGGTTTACCAGGCACTAACGAAGGCTGATGATAATCAGTTGATGCAGTTTGCAAGTGTGCTTGGGGGTTTACAACTTCCAGTGCCACAAGGAACAGGAGCGGCACAAGGGCCACAAGCACCTGAATTACTAAAGACACTGGCACCCGCACCCGCACCGGCACTTCCCTCTACCCCTGGGGTACCGGTACCCTTAGGTTTAGAGCAAATATTAGGAGGATATAGAAATGCCTGATGCATACACAAGTGCTTTACAAAGTACACTTTTAGCTGCGCAACCAGGAGGTGTAGGAGTTCCTGGGATTGCAGCACCCACACTGGCACCTGCGCCTGTAGCTGCCCCTGCGCCTGCGAAAGGTTTAGAGGGCTTAAAAGCTGGATGGTTTGATTTTCTCAAAGGTGTCAGGGAAAATCCAGAGCAGCAGCAAGCTTTCCTTCGCATGGGTTTACAGTTGCTTCAACCGGTTCAGCCGGGGCAGACAACAGCTGGGCACGTAAGCCAGGCTGCACTTCAAGGTATGGATTATCTAACACAAGCTAAAGCATTGCAAACGCAAAGGGAGCGGGAAAAGGCAACAGCTGGCCTGGAAGAACGGAAAGTGGTAGCCATGGAAACTGGTGTAGGGCAGGCCCAAGAGGAACTAAAATTAAAAGAACAAGCCCAAAAAGACGTAGTTGCCGCTGCGGAGCGAGCGCATAAATTGCAATTAATGCAGATAGATAAAGACGCCCAAATAGCTAAAGTTAAATCGTTGGCTGATAGCGGAGCCCTTACGCAGAAACAATTATGGGATAGGGCTGTTGAACTGGCAGGTAAGGTATATGAAGCTGATCGTCCGTTCATGGGGAATGAAGCTTTTGAACTGAAATACCCAAAAGGTGCTATAGCACTAGCGCAGGACTATTTTACGCGGATGGGGGGACAACTTTTACCTGTAGTGGGGGAGGAGAAGAAAGCGGGGGAGGAGAAGGCGATTGAACCGAGTCCC